ACAGCGGTAGCTCCACACGAATACGCAACTCTGTGATCGTAAAGATGTTCTTTGATTCTTTCAACAAATTTACCATCAGTTACGTTCTGTCTCATTTGTTGAAATCGTTCTTTCATGACTCTCTTTCTGGTAAGCAGGGACAACAAAAATGAGAGGACTAGGGATCACAGCCCATCGAAAACTGTGATTCAACGGGTAGCAACTTATCTGGTGCTACACCTTCGTGTCTCGTTTCCTCTCATTATAAAACATGCGTTTTCTGCGAGGACAAAAATGACAATAGGGAAAATCCTTGCGGATCTCCCCCATTCGGGATCAGTTCATCGAAGCGTGAGCTTCCTGTTCGAACTTCTCGAGCTCGAGCGCTTTCGCCTTCTCCTCCTTGCGACGAGCGCGGGCCTCCTTGATGCCAACGACGACTCCCATGACTACGTACGGTGCGACGCAAATCACCGTAGTTACGGCAATCGCGGCAGCGCCGATCACGAGGTTGTCCTTGACGGTCAATTCGTCCGCCTTCTTGTCCCAAAGTCGGGTCGGGACGTCCGCGACGATTTCGGTCGTGTCCATCATTACTCCTTGTTCGGTGTGTTTGATTCCATTATAAGCCATGTAAACCCTGCGGACATAACAAAAAGGAAAGCCTTGTCAGGGCCTTCCTTCTTGGATCGATGACTACTACCGGTGTGTCCGAACGCGGTAGTCGACTTGACGGGCGTAGGCACGGCGCCCCTGAGACGCACTTCGCGCATCGATCAGCTTCGCCACCGCAGTGACGGCGATTGATGCAACGAGAATGCACTCCAACGGGTGCTGGTTCCACGCTTGCTTCAGTCGAAACTTCCAGTCGTTATACATGACTTCCTTCCGTTCGTAGGGTTTCTCTCCATTATAAAGCATGTAAAACGTGCGCTGTCAGTCGTCCAGCTCGATTTGGATCTTCCTCGCAAGAGTGAGTTGCATCGTTCCTTTGACCTTCGAAAGTTCAACGGATCGAAGATCGTAGACCATCTTTCCCTCTACAACTTCGACGTTTTCAACTCTCGCGTAAAAGCCCGCAACGTGGAGGTGTCTGCCGGGCAGAACATTGTCCGACAGAACAAGATCGATGCGCCTTTTCTCTTCTGCCGCCGTCTCGACCTTTGCCGTCTCGATGTACTTTCCGTACAAGCGAAGGACCTTAGTGTCGTCCGTCTCGCTCATGGGCTCCGTACGAACCGTTGCCGTAACGCCTGGATTGTACTTCTCGAGACTTCCTTTGTCTGCGTTGATGTTGCCACGACCCTTGGGCTCGTTTTCCAGAATCGTCTTTCCGACGTAGTACTCTCCTGGATGAGCCTTCAAGAATGCCACAAACTTTGGCTTCCAGGCATTCTCATTCGGTGGTTTTGCGCTTCTAATGGGCGGAGGATCTTTTCGTTCGAATTCCATTACCTCTCCTCAATAGGTGATAAAAACACAAAAAGAGAACTGGTCATACGCTGAAGGTGCCAATTCATTAGCTATCTTCAACACATGAGTGTTCTCTCATTACAATACGTGTTTTTCCTGCGAATATGACAAAGAGAGAAGCCGTGTAAATTTGGCTTCCCTCTCCCAGATCACTCCTTGGGCGGAGCGGTGATCACGGTGACGGTCTTCTTGGAGCGCCGGCCCTCGTTCCAGCTCTTGATCTTGTTGCCGATGAAGTAGCCCGTTGCACCGATACCGATCACAGCAGCAGCCAGTACGGCTACCCCTGCAATGGTCAGTGTCGTTTGCTGCTCCACGGCAACCTTCTCAATCGCATCGACGATCGGGTCGGTCAATTCCTCAACTTCGGCCATTACCAATGTCTCCTTCGCTTGATGGATGTGTCTTCATTACAATGGATGTAAATCTTGCGAAGTGCCCTCCTCCTCTTCTTCGAATATCATTTCAAACAGATCGCCAACAGTCAATGAAGGTGCATCCGGGTACTCGAGATGCTTACAAATCATCATTACCCGAGCTGCTTTCATCAATGCAGCTATGAGATCGTCATACTCTTCTTCGTGCAATCCCAATCTGGACTGCATCATACGACCAACGCTCTGAACTGTGTGCCCAACTTCGTGCATTAGATTGTCGTAGTCCTCTACGTATGGTTCTTTAACCACTGGTTCCTCCTGTTGGACAACAAAAAAGAGGGTAAGCGTTTCTCTTGCGAGTTTCGCTAGACCTTTCGATCTCCCTCATTATAAAACGTGTTTTTTCTGCGAGGTAGCAAAAGGAGAATCCTTGCGGACTCTCCGATTGATTATTGGGAAGTTGCTTTTGACATCAGAGCATTTAGCTCACGTTGTGCTTTGTCAAACGACGCCACAATTTCTTTGTAAGTCTCGCTGCTCAAGGTATCTTTGTTTTCCTCAAGCCTTGCTCTTGCTTTGGCAAGTCGCTCAAGGGTTTCATTGATTTCTTGAATCGCAAGATCACGTAGAAATGCGGCGGTCATTTGTGCAATCACAACGTTTTCTACTGTCTCTTCGTTGTCGGGCATTGTTCCTCCTTTCATTACAATGAATGTAAAATATGCGACAAGAAGAAAGTCCTTGCAGACTCTCCTCCCAACCATTGCGATTATCGGGGTGGCTTCTTGTAATTCTCAAGTCCCCAGAGGGCGGCATCCAGCTCATCTCCATCGAGTTGCAGAGTGATGACTAGAGCGTTGTTATTCGCTTGACGAATTCGCTCGGCCACGTTCGGCGTATCGATGTGGAACTGGTAGTCGCCTCCGACGACTTTATTGTTTGTAAAACCAGCCATAACCTTCCTTTCGTTGTTGGTTCATTATAATACGTGTTAAATATGCGAACCATTAAACAGAAATCTTCCCCCGGGAAATTTTTAACCCTAAAAACCCCTATTTCGTCTGAGACCCCTCTATTTCGCCTCCTAAGACGTTTCATATCATTCCTGGTCAAGTGTCCCAGCTACCTTCTAGAAATGCCTTAGAAAGGAACACAGAGGCCTCATAAAAATATAGGAAGTGTAAAAATAAAGCAAAAACACAGGAACCATGTAAAACTCTCTGTGAGTCTCACACAATTCCTGTGCTTTCGCTAGATTCGGGCGTTTTATGGCGATTTGAACTTCGGGACGAAGCCCAAGGCTTTCGACGCGACGACATGCACGTGCTCGTATCCAACAATGATCAGAACCTGCACCACACCTCCGACGACGATCAGAACTGTGTCTGCACTGAATCGTGACCAAAAGCCTTTTGGTTCTAAGGCCTTCATCTGATACAGTTTGTTCAGTTCTTCTAATCGTTTCTCGAAGTCTGGGTGATTCGGACCATCGTTGTCTATGACGAGCAGTAACTTGTCAATCGGTTCGTCAAGCTTGGACGGGCGTCCCTTCAAGTACTTTTCGAACACAAGACATCCTTTCTCTAGTCTCATTATAAAAGATGTAAAGCTTGCGTTCACTCATCAAATTCTTCATCAACAACTTTGAAGGTAATTATGTCCAGATCTTTGAGTTTGTATGGATCTTCGTCCATTTCCAACGAAAAGACTTGTTTTCCATCCTCAGATCGTTTAATCACTAGTTTGCCTTCGTGATACGTCTCACGATTAAGTTTCAAACCGACTATCACTCCAATGCCACACACAATAACCAAAAGTATGAATATAAGCAGAAACGAAGTCATACTACTCCCCAGGCAATGCTAGTGTCGGATGGCCACTTTCTCCATTTTCATCTTGAATCTCTACAAACTCTACAACTCGCATTTTTGCAATCTGACCGAAGTTTCCATCTACGGAAACCAAATCACCAACATTGAAATCCTTGCGATACTCGTATTGAGTAGTACTTGAAATATCAGCACGAGTAATTGTGATTTGCTTTTGGGCTTTAAGTACTTCTTGACCTCTAACCCCCATTTTATTGATAATGTCAGCCAAAGCAGTACCGGTTGGGACCGTATCTAAATTATCATCCAAATCACTCGCATCTACAATCATCATTCGTCTGTCATACTCAACAGGCCCCATATCTACTACCCAGGTAAGATATCGACTTACAACCAACGCGCTATTCTTCATGTCCTTGTTAGTAAACAAGTAATCAGCAGAATCAAGATCTCCGCTTTGCCATGAGAAATGAACCAAGTGACTTCTATCAACCCCTGTGTAAAGATAGATTGTCGTCGTCAAGGGAGACCCATCAACACCAAATTCGTTTCGTCGAGCAGTCTTTATTCCGATTTCATCAACATCAAGAAGCTCATGAACTCGTTCGAGCACTGTTCCACGATCAAACGTACGTGCAGTTACCGGACCTGATACTCCACTAATATCGACCTGTGCAACAACGTTGGGAAGTTTATCTCCAGCAACAAGAGGAGGCGTTGTAGAACCCCAAATATGCTGATTGATCAAATCGTTTGCGTGCTCCCACGTATGAGCAGCAGGAAGAGTGTAATCAGTCAACAAATGCGTGGTAGAAGCTCTTGCTATGTTCATTCCAACGATTCGTTGTTCAAGAATACTGTCAAACGTTCTGCCAGTAATGGTAAGCGTTGGATCTTCGTCACGAGTTTCATTGATCTCATGATTCTCGACGATCATTACTTCCAAAGTATCTGCGTGGGAAATAAGAGTTCCTAACGGGAGAAAGTCCCTTAAGCCCACGCTCAGCGCTGATTGAATCTCGAATTCTCCTGGTTCTTTGTATCGCTCAGTCCACATAACACTTGTGAAACCATTAATTGCTTGTCCTTCTACCAAAACAGTCGGTCCACCAGTTCCAGGAACAAACTTAAACAAATCCATTATACCCCCCAATAAGCCGCATAATATTGCAAAGAACCCCAATTCAATTTAGGCAAAGTTACAATTTGAAATGTGTTAAATCCTGGAAATATAGTAGGCCAAATAGATCCTGGCTCGATTTTATCAAGCAAGTGTGTAGTAACTCCACCTCGAACCATATATAAATACCTATTAGTGTACTCGCTGCAGAAATACAAATGGTCTCCAATAACAAAACCAAAACCACCAGGAGTAACTTTAAAGGTCCACTCAGGATGAGTCGGATCGTCTTGAATGAGGAACGTTGTCGAAGGATCCGTAAATATAACATCCATACTGAAACCATGTGGAGCAGTTGACATACTGTCAGGAACCATAATAGGATTAATAGAACTTAGATCTGTTGATTCCATCACCACAGGATTAATAGCTCTAAACATCGGATCCTTACACACAATAGTAATTTGTGCTTCTGGTGTCTCTGTGAAATATGGCACTTCGAATTTACTGATAAAGCCTTCAATTTTAGCAACTATCGTTGCACCAGAATTGAAATGCAATGTTACCAAACCCGCTCGAGTGGACGAGATGGTTTTATATAGTCTATCTCGTACGTCAGAATATGATTCGTCTATGTTGAATCGAGGATTAAGTACGACTCGTATAACGATTTCTCTTGATTTCATTGCGAAATCAAAAAACCTCGCCTTTGACTGCTTACCTGTACCGTAAAACCTTGGGACAAGTTCTTCAGCATCCAATCCGACAATTGTACGGACGATATACTGTCCCTGTGGTTCTACGTACTTCAAGCTAAACGTAAGTGGTTCTTCCAAGGAGGATGAATATAGCGATACATTCGTAACTCTCATGGTATCTTCAGTTCCTCCTTCGCTATTGTAATTTGATTACGAGTTTGCTTGTAAATATCCGCAGTAGATAGCTGTTCTGGAGCATTAATGGTTTGATGGAAGTTGACTTGACCAGTCGTTGGTGTAGTGCTGACTTGCGTACCGGCTTTTTGTGCATTAACACTAGCAGATATGACATTGGCATTATTAAGTGATGGTTTCAAAGCTTGTGCTGTCATAAGACTAGACATCTTAGCTGCTCCGGATTCAATCGCACTCAAATCCAACGTTGGTTTAATAACGGGCTGAAGCTTTTCCAAATCATTAAGTTTATGGTACGCCGCTTCTAGTGCTCGCAACGCAGCATCTTGACGGGCTGCATCTGCGGGAGTTCCAAACGTTGCAATCGTGTGATCTTCAGCCATGAACGTACGAGCATGCGCCAAGAAATTCTTACGAGCAGCGGTCCATTCTGCTAGCGCTTTCGCTACTCCTTCTTTTGCAGCCATCTTATCAATGAGCGTTTTATTAGCGTTAGACCACCAAGCATCAAGCGTATCCCATTGTTTTTGCAAACCCATTTTCAAACCAACAACTATGTCTTCTCCAATCGCCATCATTACAAGAGAAGGCGAATGCGAATTCAGTGGTTCTTTAATACCTTTTGTTATTTTATCCGGTATAGTTCTAATCCATTTAAAGAGTCCTCCAGGACCATCCCATATAGATTTCATACCATTCCAAAGACCTTGGATAATGTCCATCCCTATCTGTTCAAGCAAATGTATGGCGTCTGGGAAATTCTCTTTAATCTTTTTTGGTAAATTGAATAGCCAAGTACTCACACTTGCCCATATATCTGAAAGTCCTTGCCAAAGACCTCTAATAATATCTCCTCCAACGTTCAACAAAAACGTTATTGGATTAGGAATAAAGTTTTTAATTTTACCAGGAATACTTGTGATGAAACTCCAAGTCTGATTCCAAATAAATACTAGTCCATCCCAAAGCCCTTGAATGATGTCCTTACCAATATTAAGAAGCCAACCAATAGCATTAAGAAATATGCTAAGAATCTTGGTAGGAATAGTAACGTACCAAATCCAGAGAAGATTCCAAACAAACTGAAGTCCATCCCATAGACCTTGAAGGACTTTCTTACCAACATCAAGAAGCATGGTACCAGCATTAATAAAGAAGTTCAGAATTTTACCAGGAAGCGAACCGAACCAACTCAGTACTTGTCCAACCGTATCAACCAAACCTTGAAGCAATCCTAGAATAAGATCTGTACCAATACTAATAAACGACTTCGCAGGAGAATCGATACCAAACAAACTCTTAATCAGATCCAGAATCTTCCCTGGCAATTCGGTGAAGAAATCTATCAACATATGCAAATTATTATTGAGTCCTTCTACAAATCCTTCAATGAAAGATATAGCAAGACTTGGGCCAAGTTCGCCCATCATTCTTCCACTGTTTTTAGCTATACCCTTCATAACTTCAATAAACAAATTGGTTAGAGAATCAATAATGCGAGGAATTTCTTGCGCCATTGCATCAAGGAAACCAACGATTATTTCTCCGACAATAACTACAATTTGCGGTATAGCCTGACGAATTCCATCAAGCAAAGATAGGATGATAAATATACCGGTCTTGATGTACTCTTTGACATACGTTCTAACGACTTTAAGACCTTCTTCTATCAATTTACTAAACAACTTACCGACCTTTGGAACCAATTTAATAATCACATCAATGAAAGATCCAAGAAGTTTTCCAGCCGCTGCTGCTATCTTTGGAGCTTGTTCTGCAATCAGAACAAATGAATCTATGAATCCTTGAACTATTTCCGCAACTAGCCTAGGAATTATTGTGGATATAACGCCAAGAGCCTCTACCGCAGATTCCGCTCCCTTCTTACCCATCTTAGAAAAGGTTTCTAGTGCCTTAGCTGCAAAATATGCACCAGCACCCATTAGAGCAAAGCCGCCACCAATCAATAGCAAAGCAAGGCCAAGACCCTCCAATGCTGCGATAAGTCCTGATGCTGATAGAAGACCGGCAGCTGCTGCAAGAACACCTATAACCACAACCATTCCAAGCAAACCCTTTAACAAATCCGCAAATGGAATGGATGCAAAGGTTTTAAGAACGATCGCCAACACTAGCAAAGCACCGGAAATCATCAATAGCGCTTGTGCACCTGGAACAGCTAGTTCCGCACCTTCCATAGCACCGATTAGAATACTCAAAATTACAGTCATAGTTGTAACTGCTGTTAGAATTTGAGCAATAGACAACTTTGCAATAATTTCCATTGCCTTAGCCAATAGAAGAAGAGCGACAGATACAATTATTACACCCTTAGCTTTTTGCTCCATCTTTTTTGGCATTTGTTTCATAGCTATAGCAATACCAAGAAGACCGAGAGTAGCTGTTCCAAGACCCTTGGCTAGCTGTTCGACGTCCATATCAGCGAACTTTCGAACTGCGAATCCAAGAACAATCAAAGCAAACGAAAGGTGTAGAACGGATAGACCTTTTCTATCTACATCATCTGGAATGTAATTCAGGGCAAGAACAAGTGCTCCAATAGAACCTGCCGCAGCCCCAAGACCTTGCGCTAATGCTACCGGATCCATACCAGCAAATTTCTTTACTGCTATAGCAAGAATGTTTACAGAAATACCAAGTGCCAACAAAACAGTAGCAACTTTGTACATGTCCGGAAGCTTTTTCTTTAATAGATCTACAAAACCAACAAATCCTAGAAGCATAGCTCCAACGCCAACCAAACCTCGTGCCAATTCATCCCAACTAAGACCGGACAACAGTCTTGCTGTACCAGCTAGAATAAATAGAGCACCGGATACGATGAGCAAAGCACCTGCCAGTACGGTGAATTTAATAACATCCTTTGCGCCGATATCCATCTTCTGAACCAGCGCAAACGCACCCATCAACTCACCAAAACCGACAGCCATTGCAGTCAACGCTTTGCTCAAAGCGACAGAATCGATGAGAGACAATGCAATCAAAGAGAGAGTCAATATTCCCATCGCATAAGCAATATTCAGAATTGCTTGGGATTTGATCTGCGTCTGTAGAGCTTTAAGAACTCCAAGAAGCTGCTGGAATACCGCACCAATCTTCTTGAAGAGTCCTCCACCAATATCGAATAGATAGCCCTTCTTAAAGAATTTCCTAATAGTGATCAGAATTGCACCAAGAAGACCGACATTAATGATGTCAAGAACGTTGTTGAAATCTCCCTTGCCCATAGCACCAGCAATCGCTGAGCCAAGATTCACAAAGAAGTTCTTAAGCTCTTCGCCAATCTTGCTTAGAGTATCCCAAACCTTACTAAAACCAGCCGCAAACTTATCCCAGAGAGTACTAAGAGTCTTAACCCTTTGCCCAACTCGTCCCGTAGCAGCGCCGAGTTTATCTGGAACGCCGGTATTGCCCATTATACCGAATAGACTCTTAATTTTATCTACCAAGTCTTTAATGAAAGGAATTGGGTTTTTTATGAAGTCACTAAACGAACCAAGATTACTGACAAAATCGACTATTTTTGATCCAACATCTGCAAATATGGGACCGAGATAATCGGCTACGAGTCCTACAAAGTCTTTAATTGGTGGGATTACCGATATGACAGCATCACCAATCGCACCAAAGAAATCAGCAATACCACCGCCCTTGACAAGGAACTGCTGTAGAGCGAAGACAATATCACCAATATGAGCAGCAAATCCAAGTAGTCCTGGTCCGGCAAGACCCACCAGAGCTTTAGCTATCCTGACTATTAATTTAACGCCTTCTTTGAGAACCGTCCAACCAATAGACAAAGCAGCAAAGAAACCTTTGAACACTCTATTTAGATTAACGACTGTTTTACCACTAGGTCTCAAAGCCTTTGCAAACTTTTCGAATGCCAAGGTCATCATAAGAAGTTGCTTGACTGTTGTTCGTGGGAAGACTTGTCTAAAAGCCAATCTGATTGGATTGAAAGCTCTTTGTAAATTAAAGAAAGCAGTCTGGAGACCCTTAAGGAGTGTTGTACGCCCTCCAAACGCCTTCCAACCTTTGAGCAAATCATTACGAGCTTTTGCTTGATTACTTATAACTTTACCAATGAAATTATTGACACCTGTCCAAAGTTTCTTGGCTTCTTCGAAGTTACCAATTACTAAACCAAAAGTATCGGCCCAACCTGTACCGATCGCTTCTTTAATTGTTCCAAGCAATTGCGTGAACGTCTTTACTTGAGTAGCAGCATCGCTAGCAAGTTTTGCAGTCTTCATGATTGCATCAGCTTGCGTCGACGTATACCCTTTAGCAACCAGCTGCGCTTTGCTCATGTCACCCGTAAAGGTCTGCAAAGATTGAGCCAATACCTTAGAGGTGATTGCGCCTGTAGACATCCACTCTTTGAAGTTTCCGCCCTTTTTCTTCCAGTCTTCGAAGGTTTGCCCAATAGGAACATTCTTAACCGTATGCAAAGCCTTGGCGGTATCGAACAAGGACTTTTGAAATGCCTCACCGCCCATACCAGAGTTTACAACCGAAATCCAGTCTTGTGCTTTCACAGACCCAGATGCCATGGCTTGTGAAAGCTGATACATCGCAGAAGATGCTTGGTCTGCCGTTGAACCAGACATTGCTGCAAGGTTAGCGATACCTTTAATTGCCATAGTTGATTCATCAAGACCAACACCAGCAGCAGTGAATGTACCAATGTTCTTAGCCATTTGGCTAAAGTTGTAAATAGTCTTATCGGAATATGTATTAAGCTCGTTAAGAGATTTGTTTACATCAGCAAGAGTACTGCCTTTGTTAGCTGTGTTAGCTAGGATGGTTTGAATTGACCCGATGTTAGTTTCGTATTCTCGATAACCATCAAGAATTGGATCAAGCGAAAGGGATTTAATAATTTGGCCACCAGCTGCCATTGCAGTAGTTGTGATGTTAGAAAGAGCTGTAATAGCAACCGTGCTTACACCAAGAAATTTTGCGCTAACGCCTTGAATGGTGGTGCCAACATGACCCATGCCAGCGTCAACTTTACCAGCAGCACTTTGAACGTTACTTAAACCTTTTATGGCTGATGGAAATTTCAACGCTGTATCAAGGTTCTTAGCGTTTGTTGTTGAATTCTTTACTTTGGCATCCATTTCTACAAATTTTGTATTAACACCAGCAACACTAGCACCTATATGACTAAAATTAACCTTCTTACCAGCTTCCTGAATACCGATGAGACCTTTCTGAGCTCCTTCAAGCTTCAGTGCTTTGTCAAGTTTCTGAAGACTGTCTAGCGTAGAATTTACTTTGGTATCAAAAGCTTTATTATCGAACTCCATTCGTACGACGCGATTGTCTACACTAGGCATTCCTCACCTCCGTCCAAATATCGTTGACGATCTTGTCAAACAAAGGTCTCATAGCTGGATTAACATAATCGATTCCCTCTACCCATCCACCGGTACCAGTACCATGACCATATTGGATGATTACTGCAATATTAACTTCACCTTCTCTGTGTGTGTTGAACCAGTTAATGGAATGTCGATTACCATGATTATTTACTTTGTAACCCCAAGATTCAGCAGTCTCTCCGGTATCTCTAGGAGTTGCTCCGGACAAAAGATCAACACCTTGTCGTCCGTAACGATCCAGAGTCTCAAATATGCGCCCGCTCTTCATAGTCTCTAAGAACTTAAGCGTCTTATCGAACGAGCCAGTGGACTTAGCGCTAATCATGACTAAAAACGTTCGAGAATTTGGTAATAACCAGGATAATCAGGGCCAGCACTCATGAGAAACGTTCCTGGCGTACCAACATCTACGTGAGCTGACAAGTGAAGTGTTTGGGATCCGGTTGGTAGACCCATCGGAAACATAAACTCACATCTTTCTGCATAAGCAGCTAGACGAATAGTAAAATGAGCTTCTCCATAAAGATTAGGACTACTGGTAGGAATATCGTCGCCAACTTTAATTACCAAAGACAAATCATTTGCGCTAGCATCAATCCGACACCCAAATTTAACAGTGTACTTACGTCCGGAAACTACTGTAAACGTTCGTGAATATCCAGGAATTTCAATTTCTGTAGTACCAATAGATCCACTATTAGTTGTACGAATAATTTCGTGAAGAATACGTTCCTGACCAGTCTTAGATAGAACCCAAGCGGAACCAGACCAATAATACTCAAGATTAGTGTCGGTTTCGTAAATCGTAAAACCTTCGTCTGTCGAAGTCAATGCCGTTGGGCGAGTAGTACTAGTACAAGTAAATCGTCCTTGGAGTTGCCATGCACTTCCGATCCAAGTTCTTACAAGATTAGTATCAGTCTCGTAAATTTGAGCGCCCTCATCCGTAGTAGTCAAACCAGACGGACGAGTGGTACTTGTACAGATACTTTTTGGAAGAATGTTCCATGCACTACCAGACCATTTGTACAGGAAATTAGTATTGGTTTCATAAATGAGCGTGCCTTCGTCAGAAACACCCAAACCAGACGGACGAGTTGTACTAGTACAAATCACGTACTCTTGAAGCCTCCAACGAGTACCCGTCCACGTTCGAGTAAGAGCCGTGTCGGTTTCATAAATAGTAGTACCATGATCTCCCACAACCATAGCGGGACGAGTGGTACTAGTACAAATAATGTGTCCACTACCAGCCGGGCCTACCGGACCTCTAACGTTTCCTGCACTAATGTCTGATCCGCCTCGAGTGTGCAAATGCAGAATATCACCAACAACATTACCAGAAATAACCGTAGCGTTTTCCATTGTAATCATTCGATCTTTGGTAAGACCAGTTACCGTGGTAGCCATATGTCACCTTCATTCTTGTCGCTACTGGTGATCGTATAGGTATCGGCGTCCAAATATGTCGCCGTATCAGTTTCGATTTGGAACGTAGTCGGATTAATCATAGTAATAACACCATCGATTGGCGAAGATGCTGTCCATGTACCGTCGCCATTGTCAGTAATAACAAGACGATTCCAACTTCTAATGAAAGACGCCAACGCTTTCAATGATGGCAAATATGCGTCATTAGCACTACTAGAAATTGTGTATGTATCCGGATCCAAATATACAGCAGTGCTTGATTCGATTTCAAATTCTCCATCACCAGTCAATGTGATTACATCTTCGACGGGAGAATATGCAGTCCACGTACCATCACCGTGATCTGTGATTGTTAATTCATCACTACTGGTTGCTCCATAAAGAATTTCTTCTAGATCCGCAAGCAAATATGGATCAATTCGAGTACTGTCGATAACAACGTGAGCTGTTGGACGATAGCCTTCAATTTCTTCGGGAATTGCACTAATCGTCCATTCAAATTCGACAGGCTCTATGCTATCACCCAAAGTTTGGTAACTCTTCTGAGATGGAACAACAATTAAATTGTATAGAAGATGAATCTTGTAACCCTTTTCAATTCCAATAATGTCGTCTCCGACGTTAGTTCGATATGACAAGCCAAACGCTCTATGAGGTGGCTGATTTAGAACGAAAAATCCAGCTTGATCTTCCATACTTCCTTCGTATGGCTCAAACTCATCTGGATAAGTATAAGCGGTTATCGTAGCGGTGAAATCTCCTTGAGTTACAATGTCATCGAACTTAACGCCATCAAAGTAAATAGGCTCCGTACTATCGGATTGATTATTATCAACTGAGATGAGTCCATTCCAAGCAACTCCATGACCATCCGCTTTGTAAAGAACGCCTTTACTTACACCCGTTTCGAATAAACGTTCACCGACTTGATCCCAAGTAAGCGTAGCCACTTAACCTCCTAACCACGTGTGTTGTATTGCGCTCTTCTTGCGGCATTCAGTTCTCGGTTTCTACTTGCAATCTCGTGTTTACCCATCTTCTTTTCTGGAGCATTCTTAATGTTGCAAATACGAATCAACGCAAACAACCTATTCAAATGCCAATACTCACAAGAGAATGGAATATTGAATGCGACCATCCAATAGTATATTAATTCTGCTGTGATAGTTTCCCCTCGGCCTTTTCTCTCTGGCATTGAACCGAATGTGGTTGCCGATTGAGGAGATTCGATGTAGCTATTAATCGCTTCGATGTTTTCTTGAGAAAGCCTATTTAAAACTTCCCCCGGAGAAAAAGGCAGGATAATCATTGCCTCTATGTATGAAAAAAGCTCTTCTTGAGTTTTTGAAGTAGGAGACAAAAAGGGTTTTTGGTATTTTGACTCCCATTTTGACAGCGAGATCAAAGAATGCTCTAGTTCTATTTCAACATCGCCGACAGTCTGAAACGTTTCTGTCTCTTCGTTGAAGTAATCATCTCCAAGCACAATGAGTTTGAGCATTCTCTGATCTCCTATCAATTACGGACCAGCAAAGATGGCAAGTACCTCGTCCGGAGTAGGAAGATTAGCCACACCAGTGGTAGCATCTCCATAAAGCTCAGCCTCAAGAAGAATGAGTTGAGCCGGATCAACAATAGACGAATTAATAACAATGAGAGAAGTGGGCTTCATACCAGTCACGGGATGTGGTACGGTGTTAAGGGCCCAACTGAACGTAATAGCTTCAGGTGAGTCATTGATTGTAGCGTATGCCTTCTCTGATGGACTTGCGGTACACCCATAAACAAGGTGAAGCTTGTAACCGAATTCACTACCTTCAACGTCGTTACCAAGACGAGTCCGGTAAGACAATCCAAACATGGGTCGAGGTTGCTGCCCTACGGCAACGCCATCGGACGGTGACGCAAGACCATCGAACACGTCAAACTCTGGCGGATACGTGTATGCCTCGATGGTTCCACCGAATTCTTCGTACGAATAGAGGTTCAAGTACTTGATGTTGTCTGCGTAGAGAGCGGTTGGCTCGGCTCCAGTCGGTGATTCCGTGACTGTAGTGAGACCGTTCCAAGCAACTCCTGTGGCATAAACACCCGTAACATCTGGAATGTAGAGAACGCCGTGATCTACACCAGTTTCGTAGAGACGTTCGCCAACTTGATCCCAAACAAGTGCAGGCATTGAGCTTTCCTCCTAAAAAAAGAGTTTGAAGACATCGTGATTGAGGTTATCAGCTGTATAAAACCGATCATAAATACACAATGGCAATTGAGAAATCTTATCAGGAATAGAACTATCTGGATCTCGATCAATAACCGTCACCAAATAACGTTTTGCAATTGAGTATGGATTATCATCCGCGAATTCGGTTAATTGAAATTCTCTTCTATAAACAATACACGGATACTTCATTTGAGCTGTAGGTGGTGGTTGGAAGTATACTTGATCGGTTTCAAGAAGTTGAGTCAAGATGGCGTGAAGTTCAAGGCGTTGGGCCATTATAAACACTCCCAAGGCTCAAGATGAGCCGGGGTTCTAGGACTTCCACGGTTTGGACAGTCCAAAGAACCCCTTCCCATCGAACGTATTTAATTTTGAAGAAGTGTTTTATGGCATACTCATCAGCAACAATACTAATAGAATTACTTACAGTAATGTCGTTGTTGAGACTATCTCCAGACTGTAATTTTCGTGTATTTCGAACAACATCACCGTAATATGACAACTCAGTAATGTCATCAACCCACACACCTGAGCCTGATGGAGTTTCTATCGATTCGCCATAACCAACTTCTCCAAAAAATCGTGCCATCATTACCCCTTGTTGTTAGGGCGTGTTGGTGAACGACCAGGTGTCTTCCTCACTAGTAGCGAAGTAGTACCCAGTTGTAGGAACTGCATTGATGATCATTGTAGTTCCGGAAGTAACCGCAACCGAACCAGTGACAGTTGAACCGTCATCCTTCTTGTATGCGACACCAGTGACCGTCGGGATGGTGATTGCTGATCCGTCAAACGTAGGCGTTGTCGGAACAACCAAGACAGCAGAAGCGCCTGTCTTCTTCACAACCATTGCCGACTTCAACTTGATAAGTGCACCACACAAACGAGTTTCGATGAGGTACTTGTACTGGTTGTAGTCAATGTCAAAATCATCGAACAAACTGACTTGTCCACCCGCCGTTGCGCCCATGATGTAGTCAATCGGGTTCACAATAATCGCAACGATGCTTGGCTCTTGCTCCATGACTTCAACAGCAACGATCTCTGAAACGCGAAGCTCAGTTGCCAACTCATCAAGAGACTTGTAAATACGACGACCGACAGTGTCCTTCAGCAACATGAACCGAGCAATGACCGTCTCGGTGGTGTACATGATAGGAAGACCAGTGCCCTTGTAGTACTTACGGTTAAGAATAACCGCGTCAATGATTTCAGTAACCGAAGAGTTAGTGTCATCAAGATTGACGTTGACCTGAACCGTGTAAAGCTCGTGGTCCTTGGCAATCGGACGAATGTTCTGCTCGTTGATCTTGTCCTCATTGGCAACATCGCGACCGTCGCCGATAAGAATCGCACGAGCAATTTCCTCGTCGAGCATCAAACGCATTTCAGTCTTCAACCAGGCAACAACATCGAAGTCAGTAATGTCAATGATGTCATCACGGTCAAGCTTTTGCTTCTTGTAGATGGTCGTCGGCGTAGTCACTCGCTTCGCAACACCGAAGAACTCTTCCCGCTTCAAAGTACCTGTAATATAACCCTTTGCTCTGGCTTCCTCAACCGTAATGTCAGCTGAGAGAGTCTTGATACGGCTAAACGGGCTCTTACGAACTCCACCAATAACCTTGGTAACCCATTCTGTCCGGCGCTTGAGAAACTCGGGGACATTATCAACGGCCACCGCGTCCGGGAAGAGAACATCAATGTCATTAATGCCATGAGAGATAGCAAATGCCTCTACGGCGTCCTTAAGAGACCCCAACTTTGTTGCATCAGCGACAATCCCTTTGATATCGGCGTGAGAAAGAACATGCTGAGGCGGAGCTACGTCCTTCTCATCTTTCTCGAAAACATTTCGGGTCATCTCACTACCTTCCTTATCGGAATCGTTGGAATCATCTTCGAGATTGCTTTGTTGTGCACTATTAGAAGCATTATCCTCAAGAGCCTGAGCTAGCATAAAGTGAAGAACGTCCTTCTGCTTTTGGCTCATAGAATCATAAATGTCTTGAACAGTTTCTTCTGCATCACCAGCAGCATGAACGACTTCTGAAGTATCTTCGTCTACTTTTTCTGCCACTTCTTCTACTTCTTCAACTTCTACCTTCGGTTCATCTTCGATTACAGTGTCGGAATGGTAAAGTTCGAACTCAAGTCCAGTGTAAATGATTGCTTCGTCCTCAAGAGTATCGTCGCTACCATCTGAGTGACGAATGCTAACGTTTTCAATAACCGCACCTGGATTAGCTCCAGACAGAACCAAGCTTACTTCACGAATAGATCCGTGAAGAACTCGTCCCGCCCTTTCGACGAGCTCATTAGCCCAAATCGAAAGCATACTAATGTCACGATGTTCAAGAAGCGTCTTAGCATGACCCGCTTTTGACGACTTATTGAAGTACCCATGAGCATAGATTCCGTCGTCCCTAGCTTCAAGCATAGCGTGACCAAGAACGTTTTCGGGATCGGAATGACCGTGCTGCCAAACTAGAGGAACACGAGACTGATCCTGATGCTTAAAAGCACCAGGCATGATCGTTCGACCATCAGAACATTTAAGGCCCGACCTGGTCGCGTAACCGCTGAAGTCCGCTGCTTCCATTTCCGCTGCCATTTTGACTGTTCCCTTCCAAAGAGTTAGGCCCCGGACTTACTTCGTTACTCAATCCTGGTTGTGGCATGTTGCTATTGACAAGCTGATCTGCTTTAGGATCATCCGAAGGTGGAATACCCATGAAACTTCTAATTTCATTAGAAGAAAGAATCTCATTACGAGTAAACTTATCAGCAATCTCAGCAATTTCCTTAACCGGGACAAGCTTGAACGGATCACGGAAGTATCTAATCCGTTCAGATAGCTGCGTACCCTGGGGCCCAAGGAACGCTCTCTGCATAGATTCAATAACAGCATCGACAATAGGCTCAATCGTTCTATTAAAGTAATTAATCATAGCTGCCTCATCGGCTGTGCCATTCATTACTTCCTCAGTAAGACCAAGTTGATTATACAACAAGGCGGTGAGGAACTCTACTTGCTTTAATAGATTATTCTCAGCAGGACGATTGAGCTGAGTAACCTTTTCAGTGCCGTCGATATAGGCAATTCCGTATTGGCTACCTCTAAGTTGAAACTCAATGTCTTCACGACGGGCTTCTGCTTGTTGCCTTCTAGATTCAGACTTGATCACATAAGGAAGTTGAATGATTACGTCAAGTCTTCCAGAACTTGATTGCTCATCAACCGAATCAAGAAGTCCGAGCTTCCTGATCAAACGTTGCAGCGTTGAATTAGGTTCATTCATAACAGAATACAATGGATTTTCAATAATAGCTACATTTCTCTTTTCCATTATAATTTCTTCACGCAATCCAGTGTTTTCATTATAAACATCAAGTCTCACGTGATGCGGATACCAACCACAAACATGTCCGACACGAATTGAAAAGATGTCAAAATTGTCATTAATTAATGGATTTACATCTGTTTCTACTGGAACAATTGCAGCCACACCCTTATCGAAAAGTGTCAAAGCAATGTCTTGCCTAAAAGCTCTTGGAGATTGATCAAGATTAGGTTCTAGCGTAAGACATTCATTCAAAGGACTGTCAATGTCTGCTTTATAGCGACCTTGCTCATCTAGTTTTATATGCTTAATTACTATATCAGAGACATCAATACTAATCCTTGTATAAATGGCCGAGACAATTGACTTTTCGTTAAACATGAAAAGTCTTGGTCTGGATGGAGAAATAACACCGAAACTAGGACTACCAGAATATTGAACAGCTTGATAATCCGTATCTTTATTCCGGAAGGCGTTCCATGCTCTCTTTATTGGATCGAAAAACGGCAAGCGGAATCACCTCCTCTTTAAAGGGACGTTGTTTCTTCTGATAGCAAGAGCATTACGTGAACACTTTGTTAATATCAGTAATCTTAATTCCACCACTCTTTTTTAAAACTTGGTGAGCACCGAACAAACCAGCTTTATTACCTTGAGCTAAACGGAGTGTACTAATCGTTTGTTTCCTGTTTGCTCTAAGAACTCTCGCAATAAGTACAGCAGCTAGTACGCCACCAGCAACAAGCGCTGTCTTTTGTCCTGTTGAAAGACCTTTGTGCTGATGTTGTTTGCTAACAAATTTACCACCAGAAGATCTAGTAGAATTACCACTAGACCTACCACCAGAACCAATGGAATGTTCTTTACGAACACCCCAACGCATTCCTTTAGTACCATGATGTTCTAGAAACTCTTCGACCGTTTCGAACTCAACATCCACTCGAACACCTCCAATTATTCGAACGCTTCCTTGTTTGCCTTAAAGGCAACGTAGGCATCCATCATGGCCGATACGTTATCAATCTTCTCTTCGGCACGTTTCTTTAGAAGCTTTCTGTTACCATTCGTATCTTCCAAAGTAACCGCATTACCCATTGCGAAAGACATTAATTCTTGATCGAAAATCAGCTTTCGTTCTTCGGCCAAAATCTTCAATTCGCCAAGAGGAACCGATTCCGTCCTTGCGCCTTGAATGACTTTCTCGATTCCAAAGGAACCATTCTCAATTTCCCATCGAGTAACGAATTCTTTCGCATTATACGGGTCAAATCCAAAACAACGAACATCGTATTCACTAGACGTAATGAATCCGTCGAGATCATCATAGACTTCCATCATGTCCAAGACAGTTCCATCTAAGACATGTAGACTTCCTTCCAGAATGAACTCTTCATACTTCATCCGCATAGCACCAGGAAGTTTCATCAAAGTCAATGACGTGATGTAACTCCTAGTTTTAACTCCGAACATGAAATCGTGCAAAGGAAACATAAAAGTGAATGCACAGAAGTCATCACCCTGTGACAAGTCTGCACCAAGTGCACAGGGCATTCCCCAAAATTCTCTTGCTCGATGAGTAAGAGTCTCTTCGTAGGTAAAGAAGTACGTGTATCCCTCCATTGGGATACCAAATCGCTTAGCAAGAATGTCGTTTCTTGTTGCTGGAGCTTTTTCAGCTCTTTCAACATCCAAATGATAAGTATCGTACGTAATGGTCTTGCCGAGATTCGGATTTGCCTTAGGCCACGCAGCTGGATCAGCTACTTCTTCAATTTCATCCAATTTGTAATGCCAAATCGAAATGTGAGGAGCTTGAAAGTCACCTCTGAGTATGCTGGCAAGTTCCATTTTGATGGTGTCGCCAGAACCATTCCTAACAGTCCCTTCAGAACTGATAGCAACAATCAAATAGTCTTCCATCTTAGAGGCACCTTGCTCAATTGCTCCAACTACATCCTCTCGAATGTCACCAGACAACCATTCGTCGATAGTTGAGACCTTAGGCCTCAGACCTTGAAGCTTATTAATGGTCATAGGACGAATCTCAAGCAGAGATCCAGTCAAGAAGTTCTCAATACCCTTCTTAGTCGAGGCCAACTTCACTCGCTGAGCCCTAGACCCAGTAGTGTTCTGTAGGGAACCCTCGGTTAGGAACTTGAAGAGCGGGCCCCTTGCTCTGGTGATTGCCGTCCGGAAAGGCGACATGACCTCTTCGGCTTGCTTCATGGTAGGCGCTGTGGTGATTTGATGGGTGGTTGAGGTATCTACATTTAGGAAGTAAGCTTGAATACATGCTCCATACATCGATTTAGCAGCGCCTCTGGCAACGATTAGGTATTGTTTGGTTGTTAGGCGCTTTTTGATTATCTTCTTTACATAATGTCCGCTACGGCCATCAGCGCTTGGTTCGTATACACTACGTTCTACGAAGTAATACCAACCAAAAATCTGTTCGGCCCATAGTTTGAAGCTATCAAGAAGATGTAAATCACCCCCATCAGTAAGAGTGAGTTCGAATTCACAGTATTGGACAAATCCATTTACAGCTTGATCATCGTAGTAGATGTTTGGATTCGCAATGAGATCATCAATGCGATTCATCTCCATTGAAACTTCACGATTAACAGGTATTTGCCCTGAAAGAACTTCCAAACGAAAACGTTCATAGTAGATAGGAGTTGCAGTATTTGATAATACCAAAACTGCCTCCTATCGTCTATTTACCTGTCTTAGTAAGCTTCTTTCCAAGCTCTGCATTCTTAGTTTGTTTTTCAATTAGTTTTCCAATAAGGTGAAGACTTGTGTTAGTAACGAGCGTTTTAGCAATCTTATTACCAGAATCATGTAGAACTTTTGCCGCCATTGCTTGTCCAGGTCCTACGTCTCGTTTATTAAGTGAGTTGTACTTTTTCTCGTTTTCCATTCGTCTGATACGAGCTTCTAGTTCGGTACTACTAAGTCTCTTAGGAGACTTGCCAAATCTAGTTCGTTCAGTCCCAACATCACTACTACCGCCACCACCACTTCGACCTTTACGAACACCCCATCGCATTCCTTTAACACCATGATGTTCAATAAAATTGAGGATATGTTCTTGTGTTATTTCTGATTGCGACAACGATGGAGGAGGCTTTTCTCCCAATTGAACATACAATCTTTTCAAAGCACTCGCTGCTTTAGCTTTCTCATCTGCAGAAGCTTGCAAAGGAGATCGTGCTCCGTGTAACGCTGCGGTAGCAGCATGAACCCCATTTCGATTAACAGCACCATTAGGAGTTTTAACCGGCAGTTTACATTCAGACTTAGACGTCGGTGGTCCATCATGCATATGAATCAAACATGCGTTGTGCCACTGTTGCAAAGTGTAATCTGCTTCCGTATAAGCACTCCAAGGTTTTTCGCTAATGTGCTTAATTGTCACTACGTCATTCACGAAGCCTCCTGTTCCGGAAGCGGACGATAAGCAATAACGGGAGGAAGCTCGACTTCTCGAAAGACGTTTAGCCTCCATTCGTATTCTCTGAGCTGATCGGTTGCTGCATTAAGAAGGAACGAAGTCCCGGGGGGATCAAATAGAATTCGTACCTTCAAATACACATACGTCTTTACTAAATTAAGAGAACTAATTGGAACTTCGAAATCGTTCCATTCAGCAGAAGCATCCTCGATAAAAAATCCTTCAATCTGTCCAACCCCAAGTTGATTCAGAATGGAGAAAGCGGCGTTAATGTGAGTAATGACGTCCCAATCAAAAGCTGTGTAGGATTCGTCGATACCGAGGATTTTCTTAGTACTAGTTAAAATACTTTGCTCCATAGTTTTCACCCCATTTCTAGACTACCAAAGTTTCTGATCATTTGGTGCACGTTCTAGAACTACCCTTGGTAACAATCTTTCGTCACCAAAATGTATAGCGTTGTGTGTGTTTTGTGTTGTTGTAATTAAGTATTCTGGATCAATGATCCATTCTTCGCCATGAATAATGTCTTCTAAAACTATTGGGTTCATGTGATGAATAAGTAACCCTCCATTAATTTCATAACCAAGAACACCTAAATCACAACCGTTATCTCTGAGAATGACATCTCTTCGAGCTCTTTTCCATTCATAAGAAGCATAGAATTTTTGATTAACATAGCGATCAAACCCGAAAGTAGCTTGTCCAATTCCACCGTTTAACTTCAAATACTCGAATCTTTCTTCAAAATACAGAAGTTTACTTAATTCAGAATATGTTCTAATAACGCTCGTCGAGTTCATCCATCTCACCACTATCATGCTGTCCTGCGTAATTACGCATAGCATCCAAAGCCCTAGCATACAACTCTTCAACTTTTTTGGCTGATTCCATCATCTCCACTTTTGAATCAAGGAGTTGATTCTCTCGATGAAGACGTTCTTGTTCTAGTCTTTCTCTTGTTGAACCCAATTTCAGATAGTGAGTAATAACTTGTGAGGACGCCGTCCCCTTTTGCAATTGCTGCTCAGCCAAGTCAGTTGCAAGGGAGACCAATTGGTGTTCTCGCCCCTCTTCAGTAATAGCAGGTCGCCGACGAGGTTTCTTTTCAGGCATTAGGTCTCCTTTCTTGCAAGCAGGTGTTCTTGCTAGGGGGTAGTTCCTTCGGGTGGAGGAGTTGGTTCAGCAGTTTGATCATGAGGTGCTGGTGCTTGAGGAGGCCTAGGAACTTGCTTACCTTGTTGTTCTCGTTCGTCTTCGCTCTTCTGTCGAGCTTCTTCCAACCGCTTCCGAGCCTCTTCAGTACGAGCTTCCTCGTCTTGCTCTCGCAATTGCTCTTCTTGCTGTTGTGTCTCTTCGCCGTTACCTGGTTCTTGCGTAGCAGTCATGGTCTCTCCCTTTGTCGAAGCGGGTGTTAGTTTAGGGATTATCTTCTGGTGTTACTTCTTCGTCGGTTTCAGTTCGCATCGAGTCACGTGTCTCGTCTACATTTCGATGTTCTCGATGAACTTTCGCTTCTTCCTCAGCCGCTTCTGCTCGATCTTTCTGTTCCTGTTCTTCATGTTCTCGTTGCTGCTGTTGCTGTTCTTCTGTGCCTTCTGGTTCTTGCGTAGCAGTCATTTGCTTCCTCCTAAATCGATCTAATTCGAAAGTTCGATCCAGCAAGTACAGTCCCTGTACCACTCGTTGTCTTTGCTGCTTGAATATTAAGGTTTCCAGCTCCAGCTGCTGGAACAACGGTTTGTCCTTTAATCCAAATAGTACCACGTAAACTTGCAGCCGTAAGAAAAGCCCCTGTACCAAACGCGCCAATTGTAATGACTGTCTCCATCCTAGCACCTGTTGCAGTAGAGGTTCCCATAACAAGATAATTAATCCATGTTACAGATCCTGTTGTCGCGATCGTGAACGACATTCCTGTTGTCGTGGAGTCTACTGTACAAATCAGCGTTGCTTCAAATTCATAACGCAAGTTGTTAGCAATAGGAACTACGAGATCAGTGATATTAGCATATGTTGTCGAATTAATTGTTTGAGCAATACCAACTGCGGCTATAGTATCCCACTCTGGAGCATACTGAACCCACGACGTTCCATTGGAGATGTACAATCGACCGTTCGCAGTATTAAAATACGTACCACCTGCTGCAGGAACTGCGGGTTGTAGACCTACTGCTTGAATACTAGTAATTCCGAACTGACGAGGCATCAGCCCATCACCACCACACGATACCCAGCACCTAGATTCGGACTATACCGAACAACACACGTATTTGCAGTTGTGGCATCCCAATCAACTTCAACAGCAGTATATGGTGTTGCTCCGTTGTAAACGGTTAGATGAACATCTCTTGTATTCAAGTTATGTGTCACGGTTTCGGGACTTGCGGTTCCTGTTAATACCGCAGAATACTTTTGAGTAATACTAAGTCCTGCTCCTGCCAACATTGTTAGAACTTGAGCAGCAGTAAGATCAAGCGGCACGGCAGCCGAGCCAGTATTGTTACCTTTGATCGAGTTTGCTGCCATGTTTGCGAGATCGGTGTTTGCAACGGTACCGTTGGTTATCTCAGCAGAACCAATAGTACTCAATGTTGCCAATGAGCCAAGACCTGACACATCAGTATTCGAAATAGCAAGAAGCGCTTTAACCTGAGCAACAGTAAGAGCCAACGGTACTGCAGAAGAACCCGTGTTGTTACCAATAATAGAGTTGGCATTAAGGTTAGTCATCTTGGCAAGAGAAACGGCTGCGTTATTAATAGTCAAACTGCTAGGATATGTACCACCAATGTCTACACCGCCAACTGTACCAGTTGGAGGACCGCCCGTTCCCGTAAACTGTGCCCATGCAGTACCAGTAGTACCAGGAATGATTGCACCATTAGTTGTACATACCCAACCTTGATCAGAGTTTACTGTACCTTCCTGTATAAAAATTGCGGCTTGTTCAAGATCACCTGTCGCATCCGAATCGGTTGCTCTTGTCGGAGCACCAGCAGCATTAACAGTATAAATACCGTTCTCAGTTGTGGTGGTCTGATTCTTGATAAGAATTCTATTACCAGTAGCCAGAGTTACACCATCAATAACTTGAGCATTGGCAAACGCAGTTGCAAGCGTACCGTTTGCAGTCGTAGCGGCTCGTGCCGATTCTTTCCATGACAATCCTGCTGTAAGATTGTCAACGTATTGTTTGTTAGCAGCATCTGTATTAGCTGTAGGATCAAGCAAGTTAGTGATCTTATGACTATTAAAAGACACGTCAACCGTTGGTACTGCCAAACCAGAAAGAGCTACTGCGGAGTGAGCAGCAGTGTCATGAACTGGATTACCATGAGTATGGTCCGAACGAACTACTGTAGTGGCTACACCAGTGGCAGATGAAGTACCGAAAGCTGTTTCAGAAGTCGGAGCAGCGAAAGCAGGTTCGCCGTGCTTGTGATCTTCTCTTGCGTAGTTAAGTGACGCGCCAACGGTTCCTACATCACCAATCGCTTGGGTAGTAACGGTAGCCGCCGGAGTAAGTGTTGTTCCTGGTTGAGCGGAAATCCAAGCCGAACCACTCCACCATTTCAAAATGTGGTTAGTCGAATCGTACCAGAGTTGACCTTCAACCGGAGAACCCGGTGCTGAACCAATGTTTTGAACTTTTGCATTACGAAGTTCGTTTTGAAGAAGGTCGATTGCACCATAGAAGGCGGGCATAGTTCTCCTTAGCTCAGGTACGCCTCCCCGCCCACTGCGGCTGAGAACGTTAGAGTGATGACCGTTGCACTTGTATACTCGATATCGGGAATAATCTCTCGCCCAGTAGAATCAACAACAGTAATGCTTGGTCTGAATGGTATTTCGTGATCTATTACCCACGTAGTAGAAGCATTCGGTTGAACATAACGATGCGATGTATACTCAGAAAGTTCTTCGCCTAATCCGCCACTAACATATCGCCATGCTGTTTCCCCATCTGTGTTTTGATATATACCTGAAGCAGCCGTATCTATAAACAACGACCCCTGATCTGAAAAAATTACTCCGTTTGGGTCGCTGCTTCCAATAAGCAAATATGCTCCCGTATCTCCATTACTAAAAAATGCTCCAGAATAAGGCGTTCCTGTAGTAGCAAACGCTCTAATTACCGAAGTTTCAAATCCAGAATACGCTTCAATTGATGTAAAAGAAACCCCGGGAACAACAAACGATTTGATTTCAGTTCGATTAAGCCCTGGACTTGCGTTACGTGAATTTTTGACAGAAACCGTTGATGAATCAGGAGTATCAATAACGTAAGTATTAGTTCCGTCATTCTCAGTAACCGGAAAAGTACCGACGCCGGATGGACCAGTAGGTCCAGTTGGACCTGGAGGACCCCCCGATGGACCCGGAGGACCTTCTGGTCCTGGTGGTCCTGGAACACCTTCAACTCCTGCTGGTCCTGGAGGTCCTGCGTTAATAATTGAAACAGAACCAGAGAAAGGGTCGACAACGATTGTCTGTGTCTTTGAAAGAACATTAATTTCCGCCATTAACCACCTCCTGATTCTCTGGTTGTACACTATTATTAAGTGCTTGTTTCAATTGTTCATTTTCAATACGCAATTGTTGACGATCGGCCACAACTTCAGCAAGATTAAGTGCCAAAGCAAGAATGATATCATTCGGAGTCATGCCGACGTTCCGTTTGAAATCATGCCTACTGCAGTAAGCGCGGTAAGAAGACTTGCTAGAGCAGCGTTTCCAGCACGGCTCCCCGTAACAGAAATAGGTGTATGACCGACGTGCGAACCTCCGTCAAAACTGACACCATCCCCTGAACCAGAGCTAGGACTAAGAATAATCTTTTTACCAGTGAGGTATATGGTGCCGACTCCAGTACTAGCCTGGAGAGTGACTTGATTAGCCGCACGGAGCCCAAGATCTTGACCACTAGAGATTTCGATGTCATTACCGCCAAGACTATTCAAAAACAACAGGCCGAAACCGGAGCCAATATTACAACCCGAATTACCTGCAATATCAAGATAACCAGATGCAACGTTCATATGACTAGTAGCGCTTCCATCTGTCACTATCATGTGCATCTCGCCGCTACTTGCGTCATTAGCATCAATCGTATAAGTATTTGTTCCGTCAGTATAAGAAAGAGGAAATGATGCTGAGCCGCCACCGACACCACCAGCATCAAATACCGTCTCAGTACCTGCTGAATCTTTCATCGCTAGCTTGGTTGTACCCGACACGTCTTTGGCATATACCCGTGCGACATTTGTTGCAGGATTGGCAGGAACCGATTGTTCATTGAAGTCGAGCGCACCAGTTGGAGTCATTGAAAAAAGTATATTGGGTAAAGCATGTGCAAACAACGAAAAGATCGGATTAGTTTGTCCAGAAGCAACACTCATGTGTAGATTTACTTCATCAGGAAACGCCTGAGCAAAAAATCCAGTAAATCCATCACCATTATATAGGCCAAGCGTACCGCCATCGAATTGCGGCGTTGCAGAATACTTATTACATCCAATCGCAACACGTGCGATTTGACCATCAGCATTGTCAGCAACAAGAAGCAATCTTGATTCAATATCTGTTGTCTCTGTAAGTTCTAGCTTAGTTTCACTAGTGTTTGATCCGAGAAAATCAATCGGATTTGTGTTTCCACCTCCACCTCCAGAACCAGGAGGACCAGCAGGACCTGGGGGGCCACTGCTAATCACAGAAACAGAACCCGACGTTGGTTCTACCATAATTATCTGAGTTTTAGATGTGACAACAATTCCTTCACTCATTCAGTCACCGTCCCTCGGAATACAACTTCAAGAGGTCTATCAAATACAGGAACCGGTTCACCACCAGTAACTCTTTTCAAATCCATGTAACCAGTAGTTGGTTGAATTTGTGAAGTAATCAAATCGTCTAGTTCTAAACGCAATTCACCATCAGATCCATCAGTAACGAAAGACACATCCCACGTAGCAATCAATGTAGCTTCTCGAGTTGGTTGTGTTCGGATCTCGCTGGTCCAAGTGTCTGCTGAAATGTTGTATCCAAGCTTAACAACGACTGTGTTGGTCCTGCCTTTGTGAACGACAAGTTCGTTACTCATGATCCTCCTTACACAGAGACAGGAATTGCGGCGGAATATGCTGCAGTTACTGATACGGCTGATGCGCTCCAGTTATCCATATGAACGGGTCCACCGGTACTCGTAACTAAAAGACCGTGCTTTGTAGCTGTTGAATTATGACTATCGACAATGGTCTCCTGGAACACACCATTCAAATAAAAGCTAAGACTAGAACCAGTACAAACAACACGTAAGACATCGCCAGCGACAGCAGTTCCATGAGTTGAGCCCATGTTAGTTACTACCCCAGCTACATTCTTACGAATCTTGGCTGCTATAGTTCCATCACCCACATAATACCAATAGTTGGATGTGTTTGAAAATCTGAAAACAATCCCAGCAGCATTACCAATAGTCGGAATAGTAATTGAAAGATCGACATCGGGAATGCCAAGCTCGAGTGTAGAGATAGCTCCGTTGATAGGACCGACCGTTGCCGGTGCACCCATGATGTAAGTATTAGAGTTGATCGAGCTTGTACCTTGTTGAAGAGTCCATGTTTGTGGATCGAGAGTGCCAGCACCATCAGTAGAACCAACAGAACCTGTTACGTTTGCTCGATTGAACGAATCTGTTGATAGCAACGATTTCGCTTTCCCAGCTCCGGTGTAAGAAGCTGATGCTTGCGATGCCAGCGCTGTATAAATAGACGGAGTATTACCGACACTCAAGAGATTGTTACGAACAAACCAATAAACTCTAGGATACATATCAAAATTACCCAATTGTGACGGATGTGTTCCATCATCAAGTAATCCTGCTGCAATCTCTGCCGCATTCCCTACCCAACCATTCGACGACCACGCATCATAAAAATCCAACGGACCTTTAGCGCCAAGAGATGTGGCGCTAGTCTTGGTTTGTGCTCTGTAACTAACTTGTTGTGCCAACAAATAAGTTCCAGGAGTCACTTCATATGGACTCATGAACGCAACTGGTCCAAGCGGAGAAGCTCTTGTATAAAGAAGACTTAAATCGGCCGCCCAATCTGTAACGCTGGCTCGTGCAATGTCATTGACATACATAGCAACAACGCCAATGTTTGGATGGGGAAGCGTTGGAGAACCAGTACCAGCTTTCACACTATCAATGATCGCCATTCGATCACCAGCAGTGCTAGTGAATGCGCTATGTAGAGCCGATCCGTTTACTGCGTGGTTTTGAAGGATGAATCCGTCTGTAGCATTGGAATAAACCAACTCGATCCCGTGCAAACAGCCCAACACATCACTTGTGCCATTGAAGTGCCTCACATCCAGAGTGTTTGAGAATCCTGACGCAACCTTGAATGTCATCAACTTGTTGTCACCAAGCAGAGTCTGTCCAAAGTTCGTCCAAGTACCCCCATCGAGACGATATTGCATGCCTCCACCACCAGCTAAATCAACAAAATACAATTGAAAGCCAATCGGAACACGATATAACGGAGGCTTTGTGAAAGTCCAAATGTCTGTCGCATGAGAACCTGTAGCACCACGTCCATCGGGCTGCTTATCATAAGCGTTGCCAGTAACAACAGCCGTAAAGCTTCCCGAACGAGACCACATAGCACCAGAAGGAGCGCCGAAATTCCATACCGCAATAACACCACTGGAAATCAATGGACCAAAGCCATTAATGTTGGCAAGTCCTTCTCGTAAAAGTTCTGACCAAGATCCTTGTCCGCCTGAACTAATCGGATTATTAAAACCAGAAATACCAAGTCCAATCGTAACAGAATCTCCGAAAAGCGCAAGCGTTTTAATCATGCTGGGAACTTCCTAATAGAGAATTGACGAAGACTTACGAACGATGAAGCATTACCCGTACCAAGAGTGGCTCTAAGATCGATTACTCTATCAAGTGTTGTATCAAATCCTGAGCCAAGACCACGACCTGCTGTGCCGTGTTCAAATTCCACAGGTGTAGCAAGAGCGCTTGGAACTGACATACTAAAATCACCAGCAATGTTTGCAGCTCCTGTAGTACCAGAACCAATAGCAGCAACCGTATATGTTACTCGCATCGTCCAACGTCGTTGATTAGTCGAATCCAACGCTAATGATGCTGTCAAATGTTCATATGCAACAGTCGGCATTGTAAGAGAAATAAGAACTGTACTGGCTGCAAACAATTTGCAAAGACCACCAGCAACAATTTCAAACGTGTCACCAACTCTCAGACTATTCGCAGGAATAGTGAACGTTGCTGCCAAAAGTGAAGTTGCTGCTGTCGGGTTTGTGAGTTGTGTTTGTGCAATATCAACTGCGTACAACCTAGCCGGTGCTGGACGAAGTACTCGACAGTCAATAAGCTTTGCCAAACCGTTTGACGTCGTGAGAAGCGTGTCAACATTTGTAGCATTAGCTGGTACATACAAAAACGCAAGCGGAACCCGTCCTACAGTTCGACTAGGAAATGCAGGATTAGCTGCGGCAGTACCTTGATTAAAGTTTATTGTAGTTACGCCGGTCGCTACAGACGCCTCGACAATCACCCATTTCGGATTGGTTGCGTTGGCAAGTGATGCAATAGTAGTAGAGATTGCACTCTGTGCCGCTACCGTACATTCGTCTGTACCAATCTCAAGAGTTCCTGCGGCCAAATCAAGCTTTGTCGGTGTTGAATTCGGTGTAAGTTGGCAAGAAGTTGATCCTTCAACCCCAACAACAAACCATCCACCCATAGCAGCTTGAGTAACTACGTTCTTTGCGGTACTCAACGCGGCTTGCGTCTGAAGATCATTCAGATCAGTCGTAAGGTTCGTGACATCCGACTCCGCAATGACACCCAGGTCAACCGTTGGATTACCAGCAACACCATTACCGTTTGTAACAGTAAGTTTAGCAGAACCAGCCGTCAGAGTTCGACCAGTAAACGTGTCCGTTGCTGTCTGAGTAAGTAGTCCCGCCGTGTTGTGTGCGGCAAGAGAAGTAAGTGTAGCATCCAGTGGTTGAACACCAAGACGGGTCCTAATTGTTGCTGGTGAGTAGTTCCGCCACTGAGGAGTGGTAGCAACACCAGATGCAGACCAAGCGTCAAAGTCCGTGGAACTCTGACCTGAAGAGAAACCAGCGCGGGTCGCTGATATATGGGTAGAATCAGTTCCTGTATATAGCTGAGTAGCATCACGATACACAGTGATCGTCGAACCATTCGCAACGGCTCGCCACGTGCTATTATTAGGAGCGCCGGTTCCAGTAGTTCCAACTTGCGTGAATGTTCCAGCGACAACCTTGTAAAGTGACCAATTATTCGCATTAAATGGACCTGACATAGTAAGCATCCAGTAGTTGTTGGTGTCGATGTATCGGAAGATCAGTGCTCCAGCGATCAGATCAGTGATCTGAATTTGCACATCCATATCCGATGTGCCGAGCGGAATCGTTGCGAAGCCACTACCAGTATTAGAGTTAGCTTGATTGGATAGAATGCCAATCGTGCCACCAGCGACCGTCCATGCCACTGGATCCAGCGCACCAGATCCATCTGTCGAACCAAGAACTGAGGCATTGTTTGCCCGGTTGAATGAGTCAGTCGAGAGCAATCCACCAGCACCACTGTCGTAAGACAACGTGTCACTCTGTGCAGGCGTAGAAATCGCGACATCGGATAGTCCGTCTAGATCAAGAGCAAGCGCCGCCTTGACCTGAGTTGGAGTTCTTGATGCCCATGCTCCGGCGACCGATTGAATCATGTTATCGGTTGTTGGAGTCAATCCAGCAATCGTTGTCAGATCCGAGTCAAGTGGTTGATACTGAGTTTGCGCTGAGGCTGTCCAATTATCAAAACGACCACTGGTACTCTCACTAATGAACCCAGCTTTTGTAGCCGTGTTAAACTGAGTGTCTGAAGTCGTTTCAATCTGAGTACCATTTCGATACACTGTAATTGTATTACCGCTACAAACAACTCGATGGACATCGCCATCAGCACCACCACTATGTCCAGTTCCGACATCAGTAATCGTTCCAGCAATAACCTTTGACAAGAAAGTCGTAGTTGAGCCACGTAGACACCAGTAATTTGCATGATCAACAACTCGAAAGATAATCCCGGTCGTACTGCCTGTACTAGGACCAACCACCAAAGTAATTGAAGCATCAAAATCTGCGGTACCCAAATCAACCGTTGCCATTGCTTTGAGACGACCGTCTATCGATGTAAGTGCTGAAGCATACGCCTGATTTGTGTTAATCCCTATGGTTCCGGTCTCTGCCACCCAAGCTCTAGGATCACGTGACCCAGTACCATCGGTCGAACCCATCGAACTTGTGTTGTCCGCTCGATTAAACGTATCTGTTGACAAAGACGAAAGCGCAAGGTCAGCTTTTAGTTGTGTAAGAGTTCGATTCGTCCATGCACCCGACTTACGTTGAATAACATCATCGTTTGCCGGAGCAATAGCGGCGATAACAGTAAGATCTGAATCAAGGGGCTGAGCACCAATTGTCGTGCGAGTCGCAGCCGCATCCGCTTGTGTCAGAAGACTACGACCAAACGTTGTAGTGTTTAATGCTGCGATAGCTGTAAGATCCGAATCAAGTGGTTGATAAATTGGATCGGCCTTTATTGAGAAATTATCCCAACGCATTGCCGTGCCAGCGCCTTTGACAAACAACCCATGACTAGTTAGTGTTTGTCCATCGGTATTAGATACTGAACGTAGAAGAGCGCCATTCTTATAAATAGAAATGTTTGTTCCACTACAAACAACTCGAAGCACGTCTCCGTTGACAAACGCGCCGTCATCAGTTCCTATTTGGTGATCGCCACCACCGCCAGAATAACCACGTACAGCAAGACGTCCGACCGCCGCAGTGTAATACCAAAGATTATTAAAATCTTGAAAACGCCAGCATAGTCCTGCTCCGGTGCTTACAACAGAAAGCGTAACACTAATGTCGACATTAGGCTGTCCGACATCAAGAACTGCCATAGCATCTGAAAATGGATTCGCCGCAACATAAGCTTGATTACTGCTAATTCCAAAAGTTCCTTCAGGAACACTCCATGTCAATGAATCAAGCGTACCAGTTCCGTTTGTTGAACCAAGAGACACAGTGCTATCGGCTCGGTTAAATGAATCAGTAGACAGAACTGTAATCAAATCAGCTTTCAATTGTGCAATGGTTCGATTAGTCCATACACCAGCTTTGCGTTGAATAAGATCATCGTTTGCTGGAGTCAAAGCACCAATGTCGATCAGATCCGAGTCAAGCGATCCACCAGATTGATCAACCCAATGCGTATCATAGTCTGTAGACGAATTCTTTGCTAGAACTTGTGCTGAGGTTCCTCCAGTAGGAACGCCTTGGCCGTTCGTGCCATTAGTTCCTGGATCTCCTTGCGGTCCGGGGATGCCCTGAATGCCCTGAATGCCCTGAATTCCTTGCGGACCTGGCACCGTTGACGCAGCTCCGGTCGCTCCAGTCGCTCCAGGGGCCCCAGGAGGCCCTGTAGGGCCCGTAGGACCCTCTGGACCGGGAGGACCGGGATCCCCTGCCCCTGAGCCTGGCGGGCCCGTAGGACCCGGAGGACCGGGCAATGCGAGCACGGTAGCGGTTGGTACAGAAAGTAGTGAAACATGAACGACCGGCGGGTTATCTACAATGAATGTATCGATATGATACGTCATGGCCTTGATACATCCTGTGTCACGGTAATTTTACCGCCGATAATGGTAAACACTTTACCAGCAAGCGTCATTTCAATGTCATATACACAATTGGTATTCAGTAAAATGGATTTGTCTGGTGGAAGCATGACATCAATGCTTGACACATCTCCACTCACTGGCGTAATGTCAAAACTTGTGAGAGCAGTTGTGTCTGTAGGCTTTACTCGAATGTCGGCATCCCAAGTAGCCAACGACACATCAACGGGAGTAACTTCATCTGGTTCAGTGACAGTGATGCGAAAACGACCTGAATCGCCTCGATACACCTTAAGATCAACTACCGTAGGTTCCGATAATACAAGAGCAGGCATCTATCCTCCCATCCCTACTGTACATGGATCGTTACCATAACGAGGCGACCAATTACCAGCCCCGCCATTTGTGAGCATGAAGACAATAACATCGTCTTGTACTTCGGGCGGAGCTTGATACGCATACGCATACGTGGGTTGTCCTTTATCATTGTGATATCCAGCACGGACAGACCAGGTCCTCCACGTAGAGGGAATAATTTGAGCCGCACCAGAACCACTTTCCGGGTGCGAGGATTCGTTATAATCGCCGGACTCATGGTCGAAGATGCACTGAATTACGCCTTGTGTTCCTTGCGTTGGTGCAGAGACGGCGGCAGAAGGACGCTGCTTGACACCCTGGGCTGCTCTTACCTGTTGCTTGGCCGTCTCCACTGCCTTGGCGACTGCTTTGACCCACTTGACCATCTCGTTCGATTTGATTACTGAATTCCAACGAAGTGTCGAATCCAATAGATAGATACGAGCGAGAGCCTTGTTGGCATTGTCGCAAGGAACTTGACATGTTACTGGAACGGGTATCGGTGCTTCGATTACATCTAACGCTACTGCCTCCACCGCAGGGTCGGGACTTCCGTGATTGAAGCCGATTACTATCAGTAAGGCAAGCAAGCCTGCCAATAGGGTTGGACGTATTGCACGCAAAAGTCATCGGTACCTTCTCTCGAGTGTAAGGCCTCTCTGCTAATGCAGAGGCGTCGCCCTCGGTGGGACGGTAACACTTAAATCATTAACAAATGCCAAAACGAAACTATAATCATCGTAATACCAAACACAAACACTATCGCTACTACTATTACCACGAACCATTCTTTCCATGTCACTTAAATCGAGATCCTAGTTAGGAGCAAGAGGTTTGAACAACGCAAGAATCTGATCTGCCCAAGGCAACATTACTTCTGGATGATGTTTGCTTGGCGTAAACTCAATCGTTGAAAGCAATCCAGCTATAACATGTCGTAAAGCTTCATCGTTCACAGTTACTCGTATACCTGGCTCACCATCAGGAGCTGTAAACACTTCGGCTTTAGTTTCTTCGCTCAAGGTTCCTCGATCTCCATGTCGCAATACCAACACGCTAGAACGTAGGTTTTTCGCCAGAGTCGATACCATGGACGACGATAATAGATCGTATTAAGATGTTCGCCATAACGTTTTATAGCCTTGCAGTCAGACACAACAAATCATACTCCTTGAAATAGTGGATGTTCTGCAGCAGGTCCACCTCCGCTATGACGCACCTCATCCCAATCGTCACATGCTCGCCACAATCGCTCAGTGCACGGCTCACAGAAATCCGCATTAGAGCCGCTGTATCGATCACTGCCGTTAAGATACCCAACCTTTATGCGCATGGCAGGAATCTCTAAAGGCTCGCCGCAACAGTAACACGTGCTAGGCACGACGAACAAAGTAGATGATCAGAACAATGATAAGAATTAGAACGACCGTTCCTATTCCAATGTACATGATTCAAGCAGCCTTTGTTGTTGGTTCTGAGAAGTTACGAGGAGGAATCAAAGTTTCTTTAACTCCACCGTCGTTACGATTGAACGTACGGAGAACATCATTGCCAGTACCCGCTGTTGCTGCAAACACCAATGACAACAGAAGTTGATCGACCCACCCCAATTGTGAGATCAGATCGTGACCGGTCTTGCCTACGTCTCCACCAAGATCAATAGAACTATGAGCATAAAGGACGATGGCTAGGAATGATCCTCCTACCGCAACAGCTCTAGTGAGAAGTCCGTTCCAATTCCTATTGGTTACATCTTTGACAGTATCTGTAAACCAATAGATGAGAATTCCAAGCGGAATCATTGCCGCTAGGAGTGTGCCGATGTCCATAGGCCTTCCTTACTGTTGTATGCAAACATGCATAGTCACTTGCCCACCTGGAGAGTTAAGTGTTATGTCTTCGGCTGTGAAATCTGCTGGGCATTGAATGCCACCGGCAGGTCCAGGAGGTCCTTGCGGTCCAGTAGATCCAGGAGGTCCTTGCGGTCCGGTAGCTCCAGTAGATCCTGGAGGTCCGGTGGGTCCGGTAAGTCCGATAGACCCCGTATCACCAGTATCTCCTTTTAGTCCTTGTTTACCTTGAGGTCCCGTTGATCCGGGAGGTCCTGTTGATCCGGGAGGTCCTGTTGATCCGGGAGGTCCTGGAAGTCCGGCAAATCCAGTAGGTCCAGGAATTCCTTGAGGACCTGGAGGACCTGCGGGTCCTTGAGGACCTCGAGCACCACTTTCTCCCGAAGCTCCTGGAAGTCCGGAACTTCCTGGTGAACCTGTATCTCCAGGAGAACCTTTCTCTCCTTGTGATCCAGTAGGACCAGGAGGTCCTTGGTTTTCAATCGTTTCGGTCTTGGTAGTGGTTGAAGATGCATAACTAACTGTTCCCGCAAAGATTCCTAGACCAACTAGACCAGAGACAACAGCACATGCTAGAATTCCTCCTGCTGGTCTCATTGTTTCCCTCCGTTATCAATCTTGGCTGAATTCTTTCCAGCAAGAAAGCCGACAAGAGCAGCAATGATTGTAGTCATAAGATCGGTGATGATTGCAATGAATGGACCAACCTCTTTGTCGGTGAAGAGGAAAGCATAAAGAGCAGTGAATGAAAGTCCAAGGAGAATGGTTGCCACCAGAATTACGAACACTAACACGATGTAGTCCGTAGTAGATTGAACTTTCGGTGCTCTGGGAATGAAACCCTCACGCTTCGGTTCAGGTGGCGTAGCCATCAATTACTCCAAACGTACTTCCCTTTCACAATCCGGACAAATTGGACATTTGGTTTTCGGACATGACCCCCGGAGCCTTTTTCTGG